TCTGCTTGTTTTATTTGTTTACTTGCCTTGGCATTATTATATCCTATTGCTTGCAAGTATCCCCATGCAGTAGTTTCATCATCATTTCTTAGACTACGCAACGAGTCTGCTCCATTTATATAGTAGTTGATTCTAGGCACATTTTGTTGAATAATATTATTCATTTCATCTTCCGCATCCACTATTGCTTGATCGTATGTTCCACAATCGTTTGGAATATTTCCGCCTGGAGGGTTTCCTGTGTATCCTATTGCAGCAGTTATAGATCCAATACCACTTATCACAAGTCTTTGTCCTAAACTTGCATGTGTAGTAGTGACATCCCCATCAGCTCCTCTTATTGATATAGTAGGCCATTGTGTTGTTCCCACATAATATTCTACTCTACCAGCACCAACAAGAGGCTCTGGTTGATCTAAAATTTCTCTCCACTTAGCAATTATATCTGGATCTCCGTTGTTCGTAAGTTCTAACTTATGTCCTTTACCTATGTTAGCACCTCTTGCTATACCTATCTCTACTGGGTCTACTGGATTTTTACTAGATTCAAATTCTATATCTTCCAAATTTCCAGGCCTTACAACTATAAATGAACTGTTAATGCCTGGGGCAGATGGTTGGGCACTGAGTTCTGCAAAGTAATATGCTGATACTACACCAACATAGAATGAAGTGCCTATCTGTGGGTCAATAGAATTGGTAACTACGTTACTTAAAGTGGCAAAGTCATATACTACTTCCACCGCAGTAGTTATTCCTGTCTCATTGTCAAATATACTTGTAATACCAACAGCAGTTCCAAATCCTGTAATTGTAGTTCCAGCTGCAACTATTCCTAAACCAGCTTTATCTGGAGAAGCATAAACTTCGTCACCTATACTAAATGAAGTAATGAATCCTATTTTCTGATCAGCATAGAGTTTGTTGTCTCCTGTTGTGCAGAATCCACTCACAGGATAATTATATGCAGCGTAGTCTGTCAATCCAAAACCAGTAACAGATGTTCCAGCTCCTGCTAAAAATACTGTAGGACTGTCAAGACTATCTGTTATGAAGTCTCCTGTTTTAATACCAGATAGTCTACCTGTAGTGAATCCAGCTAAAGTTTCTGCATCATCGTCAAGTAATATCAGAGCACTACTACCTACATTAGCATCAGCCTTATCAATAGTTTCCACAACGTTTGCAGAGTAATCCATGTTTTTAGGAAACTTGTAGAACTTAGGTCCATAGAATCCTAAGAATCTAAATGTGTTGGGATCTTTTGTAACTTCATAAGTTACAGATGGCCTATTATTCCTGTTGTAATATCTGTACTCTCTAGTTTCTACCTGTGTCCAAGTTAAATCACTTCTACACCCATGAGATATTCTATCAAGATATGCTTGTTGAACAAGTCTAATCTTTTGATTGATTGGGTCAATTAGTGGTGGTATTTTTCGATCAATTTTATTAATTAGTTCATCATACTCATCAATCTTTACATCAGTTAGTGCCAACTGTTCGTTGAGAGAACTGGTTTCAGTCTTTGTAGTTTCTCTTTGCTCTCTTAATCTTTTACCTATTTCTTGTGGATCTATTGTCATTCTACTGCTCCCTCATATTCTGTTTCAAGTTTCTTAACGTCTTTACGTTCAGCATAAACTATGTAACTACAATGAATGTAACGTGAATTAAACTCGTGAGGATTAATCAATATACTGGTCTTATCTTTCATTCTGGCTATATTATAACACAAGTTCTGATGTTTTCCAATAGGAGTTAGTTGCACTGTGATGGTATCATCATCTACAAGATCTTTCCAGTAGTATGGTAATTCTATCTCATTATCGCCTTTTAAGATTCCCCTTAAATATACACCTATCTCTGGTCCTTCTAAACAGGAATATCTCAATCTATGTGGGAACTCTTTACTTGGGTGTGGTATATCAAAGAACTTAAATGGTGCAGCAACACTAGCAAATTCTCCTCTGGCCGCTCTGATAGTGGCACATGTTACATTACCACCAACAAGAATCTTACCAAGACAATCAATCCTCCCCATCACAGTTATGCTGCCATTAAATACTGATGGTGCATTTCCTAGATTGAGAGCATTCTTAGTATTGACACCGTTAGTTATACTTGCTGAGTTTCTAATTGTGATACCAAACTTTGTACATAATCCTGTGAAATTACTAACTGCAATTACGTTTAATATACCGAAGTAATTAGATATACCATGAACCTGTAGAGATAGTGGTGTAGGTAAACCTATGGGAGGTCCTATCATAACAGTTGCCAAAGGTACGCCTGGGTTTGGAACTAATCCAAAGTAAACAGGACCATTAGCGACCAGTGTGCCTGGAAAAACCTTTGGTACGCCTGGCAAAAATGATAGATCTAAAGCACCGACAACACACTTGTCGCCGATCATTTGTATCGAACTTGTTACTGCCATCTATAAGAAATCCTTGAATCTGTCTGCAAACGATAGTATCATTCCCAAGAAACCTCCTTGTTTCTTGTCCGTCTGAGTTCCCATACTGATCTCAACACCAGCACTAAGATCAACAAAGTTTCCACCCATACTTAACTTACCCACACATAATATATTCGCAGTGTTTCCTTCTAAGTTAGTTATTGGACTTCTCACATAGAGTTGTCCAGTAACATCAACGGTCATCTCATCACCAACTTCAAATCTAACATTTCTTGCCTTTATAGTTAAGTCTCCGTCTTGAACATCAATCAACATATCTCCATACTTGCAAGCGATGTTCTTAGCCAAAGAACCTTTCTTTGTTCTTAATCCTACAGTTTCATATGAACAATCATTTACAACTAATTTTTGTGTACCATCTTTATAAAATGCAATTCCCTGCCCTTCATCTGTGACCATTGAGTAGTCAATAGTTTTACCTTTTAAATCACCTTTGGTTATAGGAAATCCAGACGCTACCCTAAATCCAGGCACGTTTTTGTAATATTGTTTGGTATTTTTCTTTTGAGTATTATCTGCCATTAGTATCCGCCTCCGTAGCCTCCGCCACCCGATCCGCCAGACCCGCCACCACCAGTAGGAGGAGTACTAGGAGGAGGAGTGCTTGGTGGAGTTGATGGCGGAGTTTGTTGTTGAGGAGTTGTTGGTTGAGTTGTTTGCTGAGGTGTGTTATTGATCGTTGGAGTTGTGTCAACAGCACTTGTGTCAGACTGATTCGTTGTAGTGGTGTCGGGAACATTAGTAGTTTCAGTGGTCTGAGGAGAATTGTTTGTTGATTCGCTTGGAGGAACGTAGTTTGATCTTACTGGTTGACCAAGACTTTCCTCTTTAGTATTGTATATTATATCATGTGGAGTGTTTACATGGTAAGCACCAACCATTTTGGTTCCTGTTGCTGGGTGGAAGTGGAAAGGTCCGAAGTATGGGTTTCCATTAACCCAACCAATTTGTTTCTTAGGTAAACTGTAAACACAATCGACCACCTTAACAAATAGATTTCCACCAGCTTTCGCACCATCGGGAATTGGTATTCCTCCACCACCAAATCCACCATCAATAGAAGGTCTAGCTCCACTGTCCGCAACAAAATTAGGACTATAGGAGATTATTGGTATTAGTTGAGCACCTCTTCCTGTCCTCGTATTTAGTGTGACTTCTGGGATTGACTTATGTTTATCTTGACAATTTATATTGTTAATTCCAACTATTGATCCAGCTGGAGTTAAAACTAAATCAAATGTACAAGCACCAACTTGTCCAGAGTCACCTGACGTATATCCGATGCCAGGTCTGTATGGCACAAGACTTGTAACAATACCTACGGCCTCACTACCTATTCCAGAAACTCCCCTAGTTGTGAAATTATAAGTATCAGTTCTAGCCAAACCAGCGAAAGAGTTATCTGCAAGGTCTTTGAATGAACCCTCAGACATTGAAATATAGTATTCAGTATTGAATTTAAGATCATTCTTTGGATCAACTTTGATGATTCTATCAGATAAGAATGATATCCTGTTGTTTTTTATATTGATTCTTTCATGTACAACATTGCTCACAGATTCTGTGATAACTACTTCTCCTACACCTTTTACAACAGGTTCGTTAAAAGTTATTGAAAGAGATGCAGATGTCTGAACACCAACAGCATCATCAGCTGGCGTTGTGAATGTAATGTATGGAGCAACATCTTCTGTTCCCTCTATTGGAGTAGGACCTTCTGTTACAGGATACTTTGGAGGAATGACATTAGTTGATATACAGTATCCAGACCCAGCAGAAAGCATGTAAATATCAACAACTTTTCCTTCATCATCTATAATTGCCTCGGCCTTAGCACCACCACCCTTACGAGTTTTATCCACAATGGTAATTGTTGGTGGTTCTGTGTAGTTTAGGCCTGGCTCTGTAATCTCCAGTGTTAATATACTTCCATCATCAGCTGATACGATTGGAACTAATGCAGCAGTTTTAGTTCCATCGCCATGAACTTCTACTTTTGGAGGAATACACTCTGACCAAAAAAATCCAGGCGGAATACCAGGACCAAGATCATCTTGAGTCTTTGGACTTTGAGTTTTATTATTACAATCGAAGAACTCAGGTATTCCACCACCCATCATACTGAGGATAGAGAACCTTGCTCTCGCATCATATACTCCTGTTCCGTCTTCATTATCTCCTGAGAAACTAGCACTGTCAGCAAATTGTTCTAGTCCCTTCAACACTTCCATATTATCTAAAACACTACTCATCTTAGTAGCTGGTTTTGTGTTTAGACCCATACCCTGTGTCCAATCTTCATATTCTTTACATGCTAAACCAGTACAATTTAAGAATGAGAGTATCATATTAATATAACTACTGATCTTACCTAACAGACCACCAATACTACCTAGAGCACCCATCAACCAATCCAATCCGTTTAGTATTGGTGCTAATAATCTGGTCAAACTATCATATATGCCTCCCAAAAGGTTAGCTATAGCCTGTTCGATAGCACAAACTGTAGGGTTAATTGCCTTTCCTACCATGTTCAATAACATATCTTTCAACATGTCGAACAAGTCTTCAAAACTGGTGTCAAACAAACAGAATATGATGTCTATAATTTTTTGTAGAGCCTTAGACACCATAGGTTTTTGTGGTTCTGGAACTATGAGTGCCTGTAATTTTCTGAATATTTTCGATAGAAGTTTTGTTATCTTATCTCTAATCTTATTGATTATTTTCTTTATCGCAGCACTAATCAACCTAGTGAACTTGTTGACTATTCTCTTTATGTCTCCGATAAGATTATTGGCAGCATCAATATACACCCCAGCAAACTCCGTCAATGAGTTTACTGTGGTTAGGAAACTACCTAACTTTGTTGCTATGTCTGCTATGGGGTCTTTACCACAACCATCGTCTCTAGTATGAGGTCCTAACTGTGTATTGTTAAAGTTATTAGTTGCAGCATCTTCCTTGAATCCACCTTCTGTTTCTCCACTTCCATCATCTTCTGATTGTTTTTCTTCCTCTATTTCACCAGCTTTATTCTCAGCATTTTCTTCTGGTGTCGCTACTGGTTTCTCTTCTGCTATAAATTCAGTGGTAGGTTGATAATCAAATATTTTACCAGTTACAACACCGAAGGCATTTTCCTCTGAATTTGCTATACTCTCTCCCTCTTGTATGGTGCTGCCTTGATAATTTCCATAACTTGCTGGAGGTTTCTCAAAGTTTGCAGGACCAAACTCACTGTTTACGTTTCTTGCTAAAGCACCAAAAATTACTGGTTGTTGTGCTTCTTCCCCATCTAAGAAGAAACCAAAGACAGTTTCTCCCCCAACCATACTGGAACTCTCACCCAACATTCCTTGTCCAGCACCTTTAGAGGCATCCACTAGAACATGAGCCCAAGGCAGATCCTCATCAGGTAAAATGTTCTTGGAAAATGAGTGAAATCCTATTATTCTAACTTTACATCTAAATGCCCAGCCCTCTTCTAGATCGGTAGACTTGTCCCTCCAAACATCAGGAGGAGCAACTTGTCCAATCCACCATACGAATCCATCTCGTCCAACGAAGTTGGTCTGTAAAAGAGCACTGTCTAGCATTAGTCGTCATACACCAAACATTCTGGTTCGTCTGGGTGCATATCGCAGAATAATTCTAAAGCATTAGGATCATGATGATCTCCTGCCTCGATCTCTTTTTTGTGATGTTCTGCGTAGATTTCCAATTCTTCTAGTTCAACCTTAAGATGACGGCGTGCCGCTGGTGAAGTAGTAGGATCTTCAATCTTCTTTCTATCTTCCTCTATGTGTTTTTCTATACTTTCCATAAGTTTTCTCCTTATTGTATTCCATAAGAATCTCTTACGAGATTTAGAGCAGATACATTCCGCCCCTCAGTAATTTCAAAATGATGTCTCAAACTACGAATTAAGTAGATTCCGCTTAGTTCCTGATCAGATTCTTTTGTTCCAGTTCCACCTGATTCTTCAGGTCCAACTTTAGGAAAAATGAGTCTAATCGGTGTACCAACTCTCAAGTTAATATTACATGGTATAGTTATATTTAGGGACTGTTGGAACAGCAATGTGTATCTAGAGAACGACTTTGCCATGTCAGAAATGGTTCTACCAGAACCTTTCTCATTCAATTCGTGATCCCACATTCCCGAATCACCTAACCTTACTAATACTCTTGAGGCGAATTTTGTTATGTCACCTTGAGGTATAGGAACTGAGTCACCAGCAGTCTTTATGTTGGCTTCCTCAATTTCCTTTGCTAAGTTAAATTGGATTGCATCTGCTTTCCAGTTTAACGGATCATAAAAATATGTCAAGTTACTGTAAAGACCAACCCTTAAATTTTTCTGTAGATTAGTAGTCTTGTCAGTATAGTGGTTGATAATCTGTTTTTCATTCTCATTACCATCCCTGCTTATCATACCAGAATATGTGTATGTTTCTACTCCATACTCTTTTGATAGATCCTGAGAAGTTATATCCTCTGGATACTCTACTTGTGTAGCATCTATCATTTTATCTACGGATCTAAAATTAAATCCATCATAGTCTTCGTAGAAAAAGAATCCAGCAGTTCCTTTTGCCTGACTACCAGCCTCACCTGTAGCATTACCTGTCACAGGCACCGCCTTTGGGCATAACCATGTACAAGTATAAAATGCCTTTTTATTGTTTCCTATGAATCCATATTCAGTGGCAGATGGTTCTATCTTCTTTATTCTCGCTTCATCAACCTCAAGTATGTCCTTTAATATTGTCTCTACATGAGAACTGATTTGTGCTCTGGGGAATCTATTTCTACATCTAACAGTTTCGTTCTTCAAGTTTTCCAATGTACAACACTTGAGTGTAAATATCTCCTGTCCTTCTGTCTGTGTTAATCTTTCAATTGCAACAACATAAAGTGGATTTTCATTTGAATCACCAAATGTTATATCACCGTAATCAGTTCCAATAACTATATCTATTCTCTCATATCCTCTGATAGGAACTAAACTATACAGTGCTTGAGTGGTAGATATTTTTAAGTCTACTGTAATAGATGGTGATAGTATATCCTCATAGTAATCAAATGACACTACAGAGGCAGTGATATCAAGATTATCTACCTCTCTTTTTTCATCATCTTTTGACCCACCCTTTTTGAAAATAATCTTATTTTCTGGGGTTATTATTATTCTTTTAAAGTGAGTTTTTAAAAGTGATGACATTAACTAGCACCTAAACTATTGAGTGTTAAAGTGGCAATGATTGCACCCTCATCAGCAGGCATGAGAACTGTACCTGTTTGCATTTCACTACCCATTGAACCAGCTACCATACCAGCATCACCTTTATTGTTTATCGGTGGCACCATGACAACCGTTTGTTGTCCTCCTCCGCCACTTGGTTGGTCATAAGACATAGATTTGTTTGGAAGAGTCATTGCTTGCATCATTTCTCCAGATGTTTCAACTTGAGATGCTGAAACCTCACTGGTTGAGTTTTTATTCAATTTGTCAACAACTTTTGATGCAGCCTCACCTTTAGTTATACTACCATCTTTATTCAAATCTAGACCTATATTTTGTTCATATGCTTTGCCAGTATATCCCTTCATTGCACCTTCACCAAACAAAACAAAGTCATCTGGTTTACCAACTGCAGCAGGGAATAATACACTCATATACAAATCAGAAACGTCTCCTTCTTTACCATCCATACGTCCAGTATAGTTCTCTTCTAAAAACTTATCAACATATTCTAACTGTTCTGTTCTGGTCATTGCAGCTAATTCCTCTGTACTGGTTCCCAATCCCTCAGCAGTAGAAGGCATGAATTGTATCAAACCAACAGCACCCGACCCTGCCATATTTTCTTGTGCTGGATCAAATGATCCTCCAGTTTCAAAATCCATAACTGCAAGTAGATCTTCTGTAGGAACATTTAACTTCTCAGAAAGGTCGCCCACACCAGACATGAATGATTCATCCTTAGCAACTTCCTCTGGAAGAGTGTAACTTGCAGTACCCACAGAATCCCCAGACATAGTTTTAAGTGGTTTCGCTGTCGTGAGGTTAACCTCTTTTAACGTGCTTCCATCTTCTTGTAATACCTCTCCCTTTACTTCCTCTTGAACTTCTTCTTCAGTCTTATTGGCAAAAGGATTCTTAATACCTAACCATTTAGGTCCAAGATATCCATCACCTTTTTCAGCTCCAACGAAATTTCTTATGGAATTTACTACTTTTGAGTTGTTTATAAACTCAGCAGTATCTTGCACAAAATTAACAACTTTCTCACCAGTATCTTGTAGGAAGTTAATGATTTTCTCACCCAAACCTGGTCCTTCATTATTAAACAATCCACCTCTTTTTACAATGAAAGCAAACTTCTCTGTCATCTCTTGAAAAGCATCAAGATCAACTGGTTCTTTACCAAACTGTACAAACTTTTCATCATTTAATTCTTGTCTTGTCTTCTCTTCATCACCTTCTTTAGGTTCTTCGTCAGGAGTTTGTTCTGGCGCTTGATCTGGTTTCTTTGTACTTATCTCTGACTGATCCTTATCAAGATCCTTTGCTTTTCCATCTACAGTTTCGTCTAGTGTCTTTTTACTCTTATCCAACTGTTTCTTTTCTTCACCCAAATCTTTCTTCATTGCGTCTACATCGCCACCATACTGACTATTGAGTACATCCGTTGGACTTTGA